AATCTATAATCACATATATAATTATTAGAAATAGCTTCATTAAATTTCATAGAATAGACTATATTTCCTATAATATCATTAAAATCATTAATTTCATTTTCTAAATCATAAATTCTCGGTGTAGCAGACATAAATAATATTTTATGATTTGAATTCAGTAATTTATACATATGATTATCTTCATCTAATAAATTTGTTTTAGATATATTATGAAATTCATCTATAATAAATAATGAATTTTCGAATAATTCTAAACAATTACTAATCATATCAATAGATTTATAAGTAATTGATAATAAACATTTCTTATTATTTGTTATAAATGATATAATTTCTTTAATATTTCTTGTTCCATCTGTATCTATCAATATAGATTTATTTTCATAACCATATTCTATAAATTTATTAAGATTTTGAAGAGCAAATTCTTTTAGAGGTGATAATAATATTACTTTATCAAAATTATCAGATATTTTATAACTTATATAAGTTTTACCACAACCACAAGGAAGGGATAATATACCTCTATTATTTGTATCATAATAATTATTAAATCTCTCAATTGCTTCTAATTGATATGAATATGGGACAAATGATTTTTTAGGAACCTCTTTTTTAATTTTAATCATAGGTAAATGAACGAAATGAATATTAGCATCCGTTTTATGAAATAATTCATCAGTATTTTCAACAAATCTAACCAAATTACTTAATTCGCCAGTTTTTATAATATTATTTGAAAGAATATTAGTATAATAAATATAAGCGTCTTTACGAGTAAATGAAGTTCTCAACATAATACCCGCTAAATCTTCGATACGAACTCCTCTTGAATATCCATTCTTTGCTTGAATTAATGAAATATCATCATTATCTTCTATTTGAATTAAATCAATTCCAATATCTTTATGATTATGAAGATTACCTTCTTTTCTAATAAGTCTTAAATTATTATGCGAAGAAACTAAATTATTATCAATGAGAATATTTTCAGGACATTCATTCCATAAATAAACCTGTTTATTGATTTTTGTTCTAATGAAGTGTTTAACGTATTGTTCATAAATGAAACCTTTATAAATATTCATTGAAAAAATTAATAAAAATAAATAAATCAATTTTTTAATTTAAAAAATGAATATTTAATGAAAAATAATATATTATGGCGAAATTTATTGATTTTCAAAATATTAGATTAGAAAGACAAAAATATAATAATAATTTAATATATAAATTAATTAAAGAAAATAATATAGAAGAATTAATAAAATTATGTAATAAAAATGAATTAGATAGAGTATTAGAAGAAACTAATTTAAATATTAATGAATTAATCTCATTATGTATAAAGAATGATATTATGAATAAAATTTTATCAGGAAGAATAAGTAAGAATTCTTCGAGACAAGGAAATATAGATGAATTAATACAAATAAATACTATAAATGAATTATCTAATAAATATAATATATTTATAGAAAAATTAAATATTACTGATTATATACCAATGGAAGATGGTTTAATAATATCAAAAAAATATAAAAAAGATATTAAAGAAAAGGGTTTAAAATCATTTGATGCTAAAATATTAGGTATAATAAATGGTTTTATGTTTGCTAAAATAGTTTATGGAAATGGAGGGCATCAAGATAATGTATTTGAAGAAGCTAATAATTTATGTGAATGGATTATTAAATTTCATAAAAATACAGATTTATTATTTGTATTAATAATAGATACAGATTTATTAATAAAATTCAATAAATTAAAAGAAAATTATAAAGAAATCAATAATATAATTATAAGTAATCATTTTGATTTTCAAAATTATATTATTTCAAATTATCCAATAAATATCCAAATATCTTAAATGCTAATTCAAATGAAATTCTTTTTCTTTTGTTTTCTCTATAATTTGTTAGAAATAATGAATTATATTTTTCTCTATTTATTTTCAAATATTCATTAAAATTATCTACTAATATCTTTTGAATATCTATATCAATTATTGGAGTTATTATTAAACTCGCATAACTTCTCATACTTAAATTCTCTGTATTATCTATAATTCTTTCATTATCTCCAACTATTAATGCTCCCAATTCATTTTTATCATCAATTGTTTTTAGTAAGATATTTGTTAAACCTTCTTTTGAATATTTGGTAGCTCTTTCAATCTTATATTTTTTAGATGATTTAATTTGTAATATTTCTCCACCAATTGTATAATTATTCCTTTCGTCTAATGTTATTTCTATTGATTTTTTTGACGGATATATATCAATCTTAATAATCTCATCAACATCCTTCTTTAAATCGAATTGAATAACACAAACACTCGTAGAAGTATCATCAAATACTTTTTCTTCAAAAATATTTATTAATTTAATTTGAAATTTTTGTAGAAATTGTTTTCTTAACTTGATATCATTTGTTCTATAAGAACATAGGAAATTTATAGGAATAATTATAATTCCACCTTTACAATTAGAATTTATGAAAGATAATATAAAGCATTTATATAAATCATTTGTTTTATATAAATCATAAATTTCTTTATCTTCGTTTTTATTTCTGGCGATATATGGAGGATTTGTTAAAATAAATTTTCCATCATAATTTGGAGGATTTTTTAAAGTATCTCTTTTAATTATATACGAGTGTTTTGGTTCAATATCATAACATTCTAATATATATTCTTTGTCTAAGAATTTAAGTAAATCTCCATTTCCACAAAAACTCTCTATAATTTCATTAATATCATCCGGAATTTTCATATTAGTTAATAAATATTGATAATTAGTTGTATAAAATTGACCTAATTTTGATTTCATTAATCTCCTATTATTTTTTTATAATCATTTTTTAAATGGATAATATTTTACCAGTTGTAAAGTTATAAAAATTTTTAATATCTTCGGATACAACCGATATATCTAATTTTGTTAAAATTTTATGTAAAATAATATCTAAACTAAACGAAGTTTAGATAATTTTAATAATAATAAATTATTAATTGACATATGTAGATTTTTTAAATGTCAAGAGATATATAATTGGAGGAAATAGATTTTTTATTATGAAAAAAATATAAATTATATTATTAATGGAAAAAATAGGAGAAATTATTAAAGATTATAAAGAAGAAACTGAGATATTTGATGAAAATTGGATAAATATTCATTTAATAGTTAATAAAACTAAGGAAATTCTTGATAATGATTGTGAAATTAAAATGATGAATTGGAATAATTTCACAATCATTTATAAAAATAATGAATATTTTGTAGAAAGAACAGTATATCCTAATGGTTCATCAAAATATAAAATAAGTTATATATGTAGATAATTTGATGAGTAGTAGTGCTAAAATTGATATTGATGTTTTATTAAATGCTATTTTAGTTAATGAAGATATTCGTCCTGCTATGTTAGTTCAACCACAAGATTATCACGAAAGAACAGGACAAGACCCAAAAACATTATCTATTGTTAATAAAATTAAAGAATTATTTCCAAAATTAATTTTAAGTGATAGTTATGATGGTATTTATCAAGGAACTATTATTTCTAAGAAATTATATAATGGTTCTTTTATTTCAATAGAAAAAATGGGTGAAATATTAGGTTATCCGTGTTATAAAGATTTTAATGATTTAAATAGAGATAAACCATATTATTCAATTGCTGTAATGGTATCTTATAATAATGATAAAGAAATATCATTATTTGTAAATGTTTGTAAAGATAAAAAAACAATAAAGGAATTTAATTCAATTGCTGAATTTGCGTCTTATATTTTTAAAAAACCTGAATATAAGAAATTTTTAACAAGATTTGATATTAAGAGAGTTTATGTTAAAATTGAAAATGAAATACCAACACAATTCATCATAAATAAATTATTAATTCCAAATTCAACATTAACGGAAGATGAAGAAAATAAATTTATTAATATTTTATATAATTTTGATTTCAGTGAAAAATTAGCAGAATATAAATTTCAATATAATAATCCTATCCATAGAGGTATAATATTAGATTTATTATTAAAAGAGAAATATGATATATTATCTCCTTTTTATCCTATTCAAAGATATCCTAAACAGCAAGAACAAGTTGAAAAAATTTCAAATGAATTAGAAAAAGCGCTAATAAAAGTCTTAAATAAAACCAAAATCCGTCTTTCATCATCTAAAAAAAAAATGACTAAAATAAATAAAACTATTTAAAATCAAAAATATGTCGAGAATTGGTAAAAAATGGTTGTTTGAAGAAGATGAAAAATTAGTAGAAGAAATAGCATTAGAACATTCAAGAAATATAGGTGGAATTAAATCACGTGTTATAAGTCATATAATTTATCCTAAGTATAAAAATGAGAATATGAGTATAGATGATTTATCAATTGAATATAATTTAGATAAAGAAATTATTAATAGACAAATAAATAAATTAGATGATAAAGATATATTAATTAGAATTGAAAAAAAATTAGATAAGATAATCTCATATTTAATTAAGGAATAAATGGAAATAATTATAATTGGTGGAGGTGTTGCTGGGTTAGCATTCGCAAATGAAGCAATTAAGAAAAACTCAGAAGCAAAAATTAAGATATTTGAGAAATATAATAGTTTAGGTGGTTGTCATAGGGTTGATAGAAAAGAACATAATGGAGAATTTTATTTTTGCGAACACGCTCCACGAGTTTGTATAGGAAATTATGTGAATTTTATTGAAATGCTTAAATCTATGAAATTAGATTTTTATAAATTATTTTCTAAACATAAATATAATTTTTTTGATATTTCTAATAAAATTATTATAGAAGATAAAACATTTACTTTTTATGAACTTCTTATAATTACACGTGATTTCTTTTTTACCATTCTTTCAAATGAATATGGGAAAAATATTAGTATGAAAAATTATATGATTTATAATGAGTTTTCGGAAAAAGCAATAAAAACAGTTGATTTAATGGCGAGAAGTTTTGATGGTGGTGGATGTGATAAATTGTCATTAAATGAATTCATTTCATCCAGTATTGAATGTCTTTTATATAATTTATATATTCCAAAAGTTCCAAATGATGAAGGATTATTTAAATATTGGTCTAATTATTTAAAAGCAAATAAAGTTGAAATAAATGTTAATAAAGGTGTCAAGGAATTAGTAATAGATAATAATAAAATTAAATCAGTTAAATTAGAAACAGGTGAAGAAATTAAAGGAGATTTATTTATTCTTGCTATGCCTCCACCAAATTTTTTAAATATTATTAATACCAAAGATGCGTTTGGAAATTTAGAAGAATTCTCAAAGAAAACGAAATATATTGATTATATTTCTATGACTTTATTTTGGGATACTGATATGAATATAGACGATAGTCATTTAATAGGTATTAATACTGAATGGAATTTGATGATAATGGTTATTAGTAATTATATGAAATTTAAGGAAACTAAGGCAAAAGTTGTTATTAGTTGTGCTATTTCTTTAACGGATGTTAAGAATTCTTTATTAAATAAAACGGCGAATGAATGTAATGAGAAGGAATTGATAGATAGTGTATATAATCAATTATTAACTGTTTTTAAAGATATTCCAAGACCTACATTATATTTCATTCATAATTATTACGATAAAGATTTGAAGAAATGGGTGTCTTATAACACGGCATTTATAAAAGTTCCCGAAATTGATTATATAGATTTTAAAAGTAAGAAATATAAGAATTTATATAATGTTGGGACACATAATGGAAAACATAAGAATTCCTTCACATGTCTTGAAAGTGCTATAAGTAATTCAATAAAATTATCAAATATAATTTTTGAAAAAAAAACAAAAATTAAAAGATGTTTTGATTTGAGAGATTTAACAATAATAATAATTGCTATATTAATTCTATTATTATTAATTCTACATAATTTTTTGAGAACTAATTGAAATAAATGAAATCTTAATATGATTTAAATGATTTATTGCTGATTTTTAATAAAACTTATTCTTTCTGTATTTAAATATAAAAATGAAATATT